TTCTTGAAGTGTTTGATGGTTGGTTCCAAGGTATTGTGGAAGCAGCTACATCGTCAAGAGGAAGAACTTTTGCTCGTTGGCGTGATCCATCTACAGGACGATTCACTAAGAATCCTAATGCGTAAGTATGACGTATACTAATGCCACAGGACTATCACGATATCACACAGGTATTAGACTATCTCCATGATCGTATCGACAACAATAAAACCGCACTCTCACTTAAACATATTACCTATGGAGATGAACAGCTACTACCTGAATATCCCGCACTTGTTCTTACAGCCGAAAGACCAACAAGAACACGACAGCATGCAACTCGACAATGGCACAGAGAGTTCTTCTGTGATATGTGGTTGTTCCATGCAAACCTCAGCCGAAGTCGAAGAGTAAGAACAAAAGAAGATATCCAAATGGCGAGGAAGTTAGAGAGATTCCTCAATGCAGATAGAACTCTTGATGGTCATATCATCTTTGGGTTCGTTACAGATTTACAGCCTATCGTGATTGGTCGAGTTACTTCAACAAAAGGTAATGCTGTTATTGCAACTCGGCTATCATGGCAAGGAGAGAATCGAGTGTTGTGGTCAGATGAAGAACAATGGAATTCATAGGAGGTAGGAGGGAGGAATGACTCTAACTGTCGAAATCAAGCATCCTGCTTTTGAGGATGATGTAGATTTAGATGTTGCTGGTATTCTTGTAAAGAACAACAGTTCAGTAGAACTTACTGAAGATCAGGAGAGACTTCTTGTAGCAAGGCGACAGAAGCCTGCTAGAGAAACTCTTGAAGCAGCTACATTCGTTACAGTAAAAGGTACGTCTCTTCTTTCAAAGAAGGACATTGATGAGATTCTGCCTACCTTTGCTGATGCTGAATCAGTTGAGGAAACTACTAACGATGATGAGATTGTAGAAGGGAGTGAAGCCTAATGCCAGCAGGTTTGGGCGGTGGTGGTAGTGTAGGACTTGCCTTTGAAACTACAATGGGCACCTACGTCGCACCTGCCGTCTATGTCCCCATTCTCGATGAGGACTTTATTTATACGGAATCGAAATACTATTCGGAGCAGATTAGGCAACAGTCGATTGTCTCCGATGTAAAGTCATCGTACTATCATATCGAGGGTCCAATTACTATGGAAGCCGATCCTCGATTCCTTCCATACTTCCTCTACGCATCACGTCACGCTATTACCAAAACTGGTGCAGGCCCATTTGAGTATAAGTTCGTTCCTTCTGCTGCTGGTAGTGCTAGTACAGCAGCATCGGGAGCGGTTCCTAGAACTCTGTCGATTACGATTGTTCGTAACGAAGTTGTATTCGGTTATACCGGATGCGTCATGGGTAGCTTTGAATTTACAGTTGAGGAAGGTGTACTAAGAGTCACAATGGATGCTCTTGGTCTAGCTGAAGCTGTCCAGGCCAATCCCACAGAAACGTGGGTTGCATCCGATCTGCTTGGTGCCGATGCTCATAGAATCTATCTTGCTGCATCTGCTGCTACACCAACGTTTGGTGCCATTGATGTTAACTTCAACGGATTTACATTCCGTGCTAATCACAATGCAGAAGCACAGAATAGAATTCACGCACAGCGTTCTGCTAGCTACATCAGTTATGGAATCACTGAAGCTGAGATTGAGTCGGAACTCGACTTCATTGATCGTACCGACTATGACAACATGGTCGCTAATACAACCAGGGCTATTAAGCTAGAGTCCACGAATGGAGGCGCAAACTTCGCTGCTGCAACTTCTGCCGTTCGTCTACAAGGTAACCGAGTTAGCTATGATGCATATGAGCCTAACCTAGAAGGAATGGGTGATCTCATTATGGCTGACTTCACAGGTCGTATTATCGGCGTTGCAGGTGGAGACGCATATCAGATCGAGGTTAAGTCTCCAACGAACGTCGCGTAATACATTTTAATGTAATTACGCAAGACTACAGTTAGACAGGAGATAGAAATGCCAAGAGCTACAATTGATACAGAAGAGACTTTCCGCTACGATCTTAAGACTCTTCCTGCCAATAATGGTGACATGGGTGGATACGTTATTCTGCGTCGTTTGACTTATCATCAGATGATGCAGCGTCGTGATATCGCTGCCAAGATTGGTTGGGAAGAACGTCGTGCTAGCAAAGGTAATAAAGGTAGTGGCAAAGAACAAGATACTATTAAGGCTATGATGGAAGTGATGAACGTAGCCACTATGGAGTATGAGTTCCGGCACAGTGTTGTTAGCCACAATCTTGAGAACGCTAGCGGTAGTCTCATCGACTTCACCAACCCCGAAACATATAAGAGTCTCGATCCTAGAATCGGTGCAGAGATCAATGGTTATATTGATGATCTGAACCAGGAGCTAAGTGATGACGAACTTGAAAATTTTCCAATTGCACCCAAGCCATCCTTTGGGGACGAGACGACGCTGATCTCTACTTCGGACGAGAGCTAGTTCTCAAATGCATCGACTGGTTGAGAATAGCTCGGTTGTGTAGCGAGCTTCATATTCCACCTAGAGGTGGTGGGCTATTAGATCAGCCAGCCCACGAAGTTGTGCTGCTTGAAAAAATCTATGAAGCTAGTGACAAGCATCAGAAGAGAACAGAAGAACGCGACGCAAACCGTAAGAAGAATCGTGAAAGGCACAAGCCAGAGTAATGGTGAATAGATAGCAATGGCGCTACGATTCGGAGAAATGGTACTTATCATTCGGACGCAAGATTTTGCGTCTCGTAACCTTGATCGTGTTTCCGCGAACCTGGGTAAACTATCTAAGTTCCAAGAACTGAATCGTCGTAAGTCAACTCTTGATCTGCGTCAAAGTAGACTTCTCAGCCGTATGGATACTACACGGCAAGAGCTTAGAGGTCTGCAACAGAAACTCAATCTAGAACATGAACTCTCTCGCGTTATTTCCGATAGAGAGTTAGCATCAAAACGATTAGCTGGATTACAAGCTGCATCTGCTGGTAGTGGTACATTACGTGGTGCCGGAGGTAGATTCACAAGTGCGGCTCCACAATTAGCTAGTGCAAGTCAATTGTTATCCGGTCTAAAAAGTCGTGAAGCTGATCTGTTAAAACAGCATGAATCGCTGCTTAAATCCTTAGCAGCAACTTCGCCTACTCTTGCAAAGATGGGAACTGCACAGGCGACAGCACACGTTAACAAACTAACTAACTCCCTCGGGTTAATGGGGCAAGAGTTACGAATTGTCCAATCCGATATTGCTCATGTTGACGATGCTCTCAATAGGGTACGTTGGGAGAAAGTACATAGAGCAGGACAAACCGTATCACGTCTCGGTAGAGTTATGCAGCTTACGGGACTAATCGCCGCAGGGTCATTTGTGGCCGCAGGTAACGCCGCTGCGAACTTTGGACAGTCCGTAACTCTTGCCGCAACTCAGACACGCGATCTTAATGCACCGTTGTCACAGGTAGCAGAGCGATCCACAAAACTGCAAGATGCTATTCTTAGCCAGATGCAGAAGTTTCCCGGCTCTGCTGAAAGTATGTCTAACGCTGCCTATGAGATTTTCTCATCACTTGATCTCGCTGATAAAGGACGTATCAAGTTCTGGCGCGGTTTACAGATTTTGGAGAAAGCTAACAAGGTTGCTGTCGCAGGTGGTATTGATCTAGACGATGCTATCAAAGGTCTTATTATCACCTTGAACAACTTTGACCCTGACCTTAACAATGTTAATGAGACTCTTGATACCATGTTCGATATTGTTCGTTTCGGTAACATCCGAGTATCGGACTTCACTCAGCTTATTACTAGAGTTGCAGCTACAGCCAAAGGTGTAGGCCATACACTAGAAGACTTGGCTGCACCTATCGCAATGCTCACAAGAGTCCTACCATCCGAGCGAGTCGGAACAGGACTATTCAGACTTGAAGAAGTATTCGCTAATAGAGACTTCCAGCAAGGTTTCAAACTTATCAGCAAGGCTAGAGTTGGAGAAGGTCTAGACTTCCGCAAGGCTGGTGGTGGACTTATTCCGTTCCAACAGATTCTTGAGGATATCGTAAAGGTCTTCCCTGAACTTGAAGACGGAAGAATGGACGTTGCCGAATTCCTGAAGATGGTATCGTCGGCAGGTAAAACTGCAAGAACAGGTAAACCATCAGAAGGGCAGCTATTCACATCACAGGCAAGAAACGTTCTACGTCCACTTGTTCAGGATATGGACCAAGTACGAGAAATTCAGGGTCTGATTGCTGGTAACCAAAACGAGTTTAATAGAGCCTTTGAAGCAATGGCACGAACGCCAGCAGTACAGTGGAAAATTTTCCTCAATCAAATGAAGGCTGTTGCGCTTGAAATTGGGCGCGACGCACTACCTGCACTACTCTACCTTGCTGGTGGCATTCAGCGATTGATTGAATGGTTCCGTAATCTTGATCCTCAGTTGAAATCTAACATCATTAAGATCGGTGTATTCGCATCAGTAGCAACTCTTATCGGTGGCATTCTACTTTCCGTTGTCGGCGGACTTGTCTCACTTGTGGGCGCTATTGCACTTGTAAGCGGTGGTCTAGGAACTGCCGGGGGTGCAGGATTACTCGGACGTATGGCGCTGTTGCTAACTCTGTTGCGGACGTTGAGCCTCATCGGTGTTGTCACTATTACTATTAAACTGCTTATGGACAAGACTGGACCCAGTGATTTTGTTGAAGGTGCAATGGACAAGTTGGAGAAGTTCAGTGACAAACCAGGTATGCGAGGTTTGCATGGAGTCATATCCACACTGAATGCTATTGACGAAGCTCTCGGTCTTGCAGAAGAAGAACCAAAGAAGGGATTGTTCAATCCTAACTTCAAGTTGAACATTCCAACTAAGGAACTAAAAGCGTTTGAGAAGCAGTATAAGAGAGCTAGAGAAGGTCCATCTATTCAGGAAGTTCTTGCAGGCGCAAAGAAAGAGACACTTAAGACTGTTGCCGATGAACTTGGAATGTCTCTAGATGAGATTCGTAAGCAATTCGGTGCAACAGGTGAAGAAGCTGGTGGCATGGGTGATGCTATTTCACAGGCTGCACAACAAGCTGAACAGTCAATTGACCAAGCTGCTAGCAACATGACTAATATCTGGAATCAGTTTAGAGACGAGAACGTTAGAACATTTGGAGAGTTGTTCAGCGGTCCATTCTTCCAGTCTGAAACATGGTCACTTGCTAAAGAGTGGGACGTTAAGCCTACTATGGCTGAAATCAACAAAGACCTTCGGATGCAGATTCAGAATTTCCGAAAGTACCGCAACACACTGAATGCGATTTCTCAGCGCAAAGGTGTCTCTGCTGAACTCATGGCAGAATTGCGACAACTTGGTCCTGACGCTCTTGACAAACTAGAGGTACTTCGGAAAGCTGCACCTAAACAGTTCAACGCATTCGTTACATTGTGGCGAACTAAGCAGGTCGAGATTGAAAGAGCAACGAAGATTGACTTCAACAAGCAGCTTAAGCAATGGTTCTCTTATGGTAAGAACATTGCGAAGAACATCATCCTCGGTCTACAAAGTTCCGACGTTGAACTCGATGCGGCATTCAAGAGATACATCACTACTAAGTTCCCCGGCATTGTTGAAGAAGCTAAGAAACAGGCAAGAGCAGAATTCAATCGTCAGAGTGCCGGTGGTCAAGCTTCCGGCGGTAACAAGACAGGAACAACTACTACAAAGGTTAACTCAGATAACAATACCGTTACAATTACCATTACACCCAAGAAAGGTGAATCTAGTAAAGAGGCAGCACGACGAGCAGCATGGGAATTTTCTCGTTCAAAAGGAAGCGCGAGAGATAGGGATTAATTATGTCGCTTACGCTTGTACAAATTAGACCTGTAACAGGTAGCAATGTAACAATCAATACTGTAGATGGTTCAGGTAATCATCTTTATCCATTGCATGATTTTGAGCCTGAGACTGATCTACCTGATACTGTACTTAAGAAGATGCAAGATGCAGGTGTGTGGCCTACCTTTGCTTACCCAGGCGCGATGACTATTATTGCGACAGGTGAAGTATTAGGTCTTGGCGCCAGTGATTCAGCTATCTCAATTGATGCGATGACAAAGAGAGAAGCATTGCACGATGCATGTTTACCCGCACTTACTGTCCCAGGGACTACTTACACTTCTCGTAAACATGGAACTTTGCGAGTACGCTACGATCACTGGTCACAGGATGGAGACGTAGATTTCCATTGCATCTTATGTCGTATTCCTCTAAAAGCTCTAATGCCGGGACGACATCAATATTTCATTAACTTCAAATGCTTCTTACCCTTCTTTGTGGGAGTTACTAACGGCGCTGTACTACTACCGTAACAAGCACAACAGGAGATCATGGCTTACCAATCAGGAGAATGGGTAATTGAGTTTCGTGAGAATACCGCCGCAGCGAGATTAACCGCATGGGTGAAACCTCCGAGACTTAAATGGACCATCCGTAATTCCGAGAAGGGCGAGATGACTTGTGAGTTGCCCATCGGAATGGAAGAGTACGATGGTTCTCCTATGAGTAGAGACGGTATTGTCCCTTGGCATACCGATTGGTATTTGTATCGAGGCAACACTTTACGTGATGCAGGTATCGTTACATCTATCAATCTAGCTGACGATAGAGATAGTGTTCTTGTTGCAGGAATGAACTGGCTTGGCTATCTAGAACATCGGACATATCCGTTCGATCCTGAACAGTATGTCAATGACCATGATTGGGCAAGCTGGCCTAAAATTTGGGGCGAAGGTGCTTCCACAGGTGTTGATCTTAGAATCATTGTGGAGGATATCCTAGAAGCAATGATTGAGGCAACTATCAGTCAGGGAGCTTTCACGATTTCTGCCGCTTTCTTTACTCCCCCATTCATCCTTGCGAATCGTAACACTGGTCTTATGGGTAGATACAAAATTTTGCCTGGTGACGAGACAACTATTTTCGATCATATCAAGAAGCTATCTGAAAACTCTGACGGATTTGAATTTGACGTTCTGCCACAAAATCTTGAGTTTAGGATGTACGTTCCTAACCGAGATCAAGGTACACCAGTCTATCGTTTCACTAAGAACGAAAGACTCATTGCTCTGGATTGGA